TCGTCTCCTGGTTCTTGTGGTGATTGTACCACGACCATTACCGGAATCAGAACCGTAACCGAAACCGGAACCGTAACCGTAACCGTAACCGCCACCGGAACCGTAACCGAAACCGTAACCGTCACCATAACCGTCACCTTTACCATCACCGTAACCGCAACCGTAACCGTAACCGGAACCGTAACCGAAAACGTCACCGTAACCGTAACCGTAACCGAAACCGGAACCGTAACCTACTGGATACATATAAGTCATCTTATCGTCTCCTGGTTCTTGTGGTGATTGTACCATCACCGTAACCGTCACCGTCACCGTCACCATCACCGTCACCGAAACCGGAACCGTCACCGTCACTGTAACCGTAACCATAACCGTCACCGTAACCGTAACCGGAACAGTAACCGTAACCGTAACCGTAACCGTAACCGGAACCGGAACCGTAACCGTCACCGGAACCGTAACCGTCACCGGAACCGTTACCGAAACCGTAACCGTAACCTACTGGATACTGATGAGTCATTTTATCGTCTCCTGGTTCTTGTGGTGATTGTTTCATAACCGCCACCGTAACCGAAACCGTAACCGTAACCGTCACCGAAACCGAAACCGTCACCGGAACCGTAACCGAAACCGGAACCGTAACCGGAACCGGTACCGAAACCGTAACCGTCACCGAAACCGGAACCGTCACCGAAACCGGAACCGGAACCGTCACCGGAACCGTAACCTGAACCGGAACCGGAACCGTTACCTACTGGGTAGGTATAGTTCATCACTTACCCCAAGATTCAGTCACAGGGACAGTGAAAATAACAGATCCAGAAGGAACTTTGACTGGATAATCACACTTCTTAAGGGTCACTTTATTTGACGTTGGATCCTGGAGAACTCCAGTGAAACCAATACTTTCCCAACGGAAAACATGGACGGCATTGGAAATAGTCAGTTCACCAGTAACTTCACATGTAGTAACGTTACCAGCAAAGATCCATCCACGATCGATGACCACAACGGCACGATTGCCAACTGGAGTACTACTAATTCCAACTGAATCAGCAGGGACATAGGTAATACCATTCACTTCAATGGAACCAAGGTTAGCAGAGATAGACATAATGTTTGTTTGGTTGTTTACTTTATAAGTATAGGATGAAATGGCGCGACCGTCAAGGAGTGATGTGACGGTTGTGGAAGTGGTCAGTAATTACATCGTAAAGTTTTTGTTCGTATTCAGTCATCATACTACTCCATTAGCACTATCTTCAACTGTACCCATTGGACCTTTTTTACTATTCATCAGACGCTCAACCTCAGCATCACGAATCTTCCACTCCTCAAACTTATCTTGAAGATCTTCATCCATCGTGATCTCATACTCTTTACAGACTTTACGCTGCTCTTCTTCTTTTACCATATCATTGAATACCAATGACATAGCACCAGAACGAATAGAACCGGGAGACATACCCACAAACAGCATAAACCTCTCAAAGAGTTTGAAGTATTGTCGGGCATTCAGATCAGCAGCGGGTGCTGTGATCACAAAATGTTCTTCAGGTAGGAAGTCATCATCGCCAAGGTGAGATGCAAACCCGCGATTATAATCGTGAGTGTAGGTAGAGTCGAATTTGAACTGGACGGTGGCTTCGTACATTGTCAGAGATTTGAATCAATGAGAGTATTATACAATAAAAAAGCACCCCGTGCAAGGAGTTCTGTGACAGTTGTGGAAGTGGTCAGTCATCGATGTCCTAACCTCAATTTGCGTTCTGGTGATGGAATGTGTATTTGATATGGATCAGCATAAGGAAAGATATATTCTCGATACCAACCGATACTCAAACTTTCCCAAAACTCACCATAACCCCATTCATCACCATCATTATAACAGTCAAGAGCATAGCAGATGTTGTGGAATCCATCAAGAAAGTCTTCCCATTTAGTTGGTTTTTCAAACATCATGCTACTCCATCATCTTCATCGGTCATGTTCATGTGTAATAGGATGAGTGAACTACTCCCGTATTATAAACGAAAAAGCACCCCTGTAAAGGAGTGGTGTGACAGTTCAATTTTTTTCCTCCATAATATCTTTTACTTTATAAAAAACTTCGTCTATTGGATAAGTTTTTACTTTACGAGTTTCAATATCATCTACCATTTGTGTTAGATACTCAAGAAATTCTTTAGAATAAACATCGTCTTCACCAAGAGTTTGCCAAAACCATTCTCTACATTCTGTGTATGGGTCATCATAATCAAGCACAGTGTATCCATCATAATTTGATTTCATAAGATCTGCCCAGATGTCGAATGCAGATCTAATAGTTTGCCATCCAGTCATCCAACAATGACCTATCCAATACTGATACCAGTTCATCTTGATTTTATTTGGATGAGTTCCTTTGATTGACGTACTATACATTACACTACCTTACATGCACTATCAATTACTAGTCGATCATATGTATCAATCATATCATTCAGTTGGTCATCAGTATACTTGGCAAAGCGTTGGAAACGACCCAAGACATCTAACCATCCTCTTTGTGAAATTGGGGGGTGAAAGTGATGAAGTAGTCATAACTCCGCAATAAACTTATGCTATTTAGATTACACTTCTTTACAATAGAAGTCAATGAGAAGTTATACCTACTTTATGTTTTCGGTAGAGTTGAGGCCAAGTGTCCCGAATAATCTCTGCCAATTTATCGGGTGTGGATGAACTAATCATAGACCCTTAACAGAGTTCCAGTCTTGCTGAAACTGCTCCAAACCTTGATCCGTTAGAACATGATCATACATTCCCCAAAATACATGAGGTGGAATTGTACAGATTTCTGCACCAGCATCAAAGCATCTTCCTACCTGATGAACATCACGAACTGATGCGGCAAGAATTTTAGTAGTGCTGAAGTGACGATCATAAACACCGGCAATTGCCTGCACAAGTGCAATTCCAGAAACAGAATTATCATTCAGTCTTCCCACAAAAGGAGAAACATATGCAGCACCTGCACGACGAGCAAGAATTGCCTGTGCTACAGAGAAGATAAGAGTTACATTAACCTTTCTTCCCAAAGAAGCAAGTGCCGTACATGCCTTTAATCCTTCTACAGTACAAGGAACTTTGATTGTGACATTCCATAGTCCTTCAAATTCCATTGCCTGATCAATCATTTCTTCGGCAGTATCGGCAACAACTTCTGCCGATACAGATTGAAATTGATTACTCATAGAGGAAATCTCTTTGATAACTTCTACAGGGTCACGACCACTTCTTTTAATCAAAGTAGGATTGGTTGTGATACCCTCAATCATTCCTGTTGTGTTTGCCTTACTGATTTCATCAATATCAGCAGTGTCTAAAAATATTTTCATTAGTTAACGTGAATAGTTCCTGTCATTCCGGCACCCTGATGAGGACCACAGAAGAAAGTATAATCTCCAGCATCGGCAAAAAGAATATCTTGTGATTCTCCAGGATTAAACATCAGTGATTCTCTTGAGAGATCGGCACGTCCCTCAACAATAATGTTATGGGGCGGGAGCATATTATTCACAAAGTGAATCGTGTCTCCAGCATTAATTGTAACATCTGACGGATCAAAAATCAAGTTCCCACCAGAACCCATTGTGACATCAATAGCCCATGCGGGTGCGGCAAGAAAGAGTGTAGCAAGAAGTGCAAAAAGAAATTTCATTGAGTATTTGCAATTACTCTATCTATCACATTCTTATGTCCGGGTACTTTGGATGTGTTGTGAAACCCTGATTAGAAAATTCATTATCATTCCAATGTCTTACTGCATTCGAAACGATTGCAATATTAGTAATGAGATATGTAAGAAAAATAAATGTTCGGATGGTAGCAACAATATCAGATTCTTTATCATTATCTGATGCTTTCTGTCCAAGTGCTTTGCACCACAATCTCCAAAATGATTTACTCTTTTTCTTTTTACTCATATTCGACCATTAAAAAAGGACTCATCAGAGTCCTTATTACATCAGTATTTAGATAAGACCATATGCATTATTCTCTAAGAACCTCCCGACATATACGTTTGCATGATGACTGATTATCATCACACTCAATTAGACAATTGTAATAATCATTAATTAGATCCGATTCCTCTATACTTTTATCTAGGGTTTTACCAAATCTTTTAAAACTTTCTTTCCATCCTGCTAATTGATTATAGGATATAAGATTATGCACAATAACCTCCACAAATAAATTTACTCATAATAAAAATCGACTTAGTTACACTTTGCTCAACTCTCCAATTCTACCACTATATAGATGATTTGTGTGTAAATCAATACAATTCAGAAACAAAAATTTATGCCTACGAGTTTATACTTAGATTATTTTTTCTTTCTACGGATGATTGGTACTGTCTTACGAATCATTGTCTTATTTGCATAATTAGCATCCATAGCAACATGACCAGTCCTTGTGTTTCTTAAAACTGGGTTCTCACTTGTTGTTTTCTTTTGTGATGTAAGTCCTTTTGGAATAGTATCCGTCTTAGAGATTGAGTTCTTCGGCACTCTATAAGATACTACTGCTGGTTTCTTCTTTCTTGATTTGGAAGTAAACTCAGCATATTTTTCTGCTTTCTTTCTATCTGGTGTTACATAATGTCCTGGTCCTTCACTTCCCTTAGGAGAAGGTCTAGGACCACTTTTTTTGATCGATGCCACTGAGTCCGTATCAGATCCATGGTAAAGTCTTATCATTTCTATTCTTTTCTCTGCTTCAGTTATGAACTCTGCGTAAGATTTCATCTTTATTTTTTTAAGTATTTAGATAATCTATCATACTTTGGAGGATGTGGGTGTTGTCTCCTACAAAAAAGTATTTGCATAACTTATAACATCATCTATTGGCAAATCTTTTGTGAAATGTTCAGACCCACCAATTATACCATCAATCTTTTTTTGATACTGATTATAAGTTCCCAAAATATATCTTTCACATTCAAAAACTTCTTTATGCGATGCTTTCCATTCTCCAAGTTCTTTTACAGTTTCAGTAAATCTGTATTTTATTCCATTAAATGATCTACCAATCTTATAAGTTCCATAAATGGTCTCAATAAAATACAAATAATCCTCTCTATCAGACCATTCCTCTTTAAATCCAAAGAATCCATAACTCTTTGATACACCGACAGTTCCAGCATTCCAAGTTGGTTTTCCAAATGCTGGATTATTTTTACCCAGTTTAGATTTTCTTTTACAACAGAATGCTTCATCACCTTTTTCTGCCACAGCAATAAAGTTTCTTATGCTCATATTTCTTTGTCCTGAACAAGGACAACTTACAGTCACATCAGTAGAACGACGAACAAGTTTTTTTGGGAGATGCACAAGATCTAATCCTCTTCTTTCACATTCTTCAACTACAAGTTTATGTAAATCCATTAGGTTGCTCATAACTTTCCATAATTATTTATAAAAAAAGGAACCCGAAGGTTCCTTTTCTGTTTATTCAGTTTTTCTAACTATCTCAACCAATAGCAGGAGCAGTAAGTGCTACAGGAGTAGATTCTGCTGCTGCGAGGTCAAGAGGGAAGTTGTGCAATTGTGTTACCGTAAAGACTCTTTATTCTTTACTTCTTACTGTCACCAGCAAGTTCAGACTATCTCTTCATCCTTATATCTATTAAGGAGTCGGGCATTCGTGGGTAGATTATTGTTGGGACTCACTACCTAGTCGTTAGACCTTTCAGAAAACTTAAACCCTTTCTGACTTGGTACGGGATTGTCTCATAGAGAGTTTCCCCGTTTAACCCGATTTTTCTAATGCCTATTACTAGGCAACAACACCAACAATTCTAGCGTTGCGCTCGTGCATCACCTCCATTCCAAGACCGGCACGGTTCAATACGTCTGCCCAGGTGTTAAGGACACGACCCTGACCATCAATGACGGACTGATTAAAGTTGAAGCCATTCAAATTGAATGCCATCGTGGATACACCAAGTGCGGTGAACCAGATACCGACAACAGGCCATGCTGCAAGGAAGAAGTGCAGTGAACGGGAGTTGTTGAATGAAGCATATTGGAAGATTAAACGACCGAAGTAACCATGGGCTGCGACGATGTTATAGGTCTCTTCTTCTTGACCGAACTTGTAACCATAGTTCTGTGACTCAGTTTCAGTCGTCTCACGGACGAGTGAAGATGTAACCAGACTTCCGTGCATAGCAGAGAAAAGAGATCCACCGAATACCCCAGCAACACCGAGCATGTGGAACGGGTGCATAAGGATATTGTGTTCTGCCTGGAATACAAGCATATAGTTAAAAGTACCAGAAATACCAAGAGGCATAGCATCTGAGAATGAACCTTGACCGAAAGGATAGACGAGGAATACTGCGGATGCTGCTGCAACAGGTGCAGAGTAAGCAACACAGATCCATGGACGCATACCTAGACGGTATGAGAGTTCCCATTCACGTCCCATATAAGCATAGATGCCGATGAGGAAGTGGAATACTACAAGTTGGAAGGGACCACCGTTATACAACCACTCATCAAGAGTAGCAGCTTCCCAGATGCTGTAAAAATGCAATCCAATCGCATTTGAACTTGGGACAACTGCACCAGAAATGATGTTGTTGCCATACATGAGTGAACCAGCAACTGGTTCACGAATCCCGTCGCCTACATCTAACAAACAACCATATCATTAGACTTAGGTTGCTTCTGTTGACGGAAAAGTCAACAGTAGATGTGTGGACTATATCTTCACCCTTCATTTTTATTGAAGGGGCTGGGCACTTAAACCTGTTATTAAGGAAACTTTATTCCTCAGGTAGTCTCTGAACCTTCCTTAGGTGTACCTAAGGCTTGGATGCTGATTGCCTTTCGGTTTCCAGCAATTCACCCAGTTTCGTCAATACTCTTACGAGTAAGGGACACCGATTAGTTAATGTCTACGGGTGGTGCTGCGATGAATGCAACAATGAAGCAGACAGTTGCTGCTAACAGTGTTGGGATCATCAGTACACCGAACCAACCGACATAAAGACGATTGTTAGTTGATGTCACCCACTCACAGAAATTCTGCCATGGGGATGTAGATTGTTGCCTTGAAAGAGTTGTAGCCATTGAATTGTACGAAAAAGTAAGACCATCAGGGAATGGTGGAGTTACTATTTCCCCAGCACCCTCAACCGGGGATATGAAAGACGTGTTTAGACACCCTAGAGGTCTTGGTTTGCGGGGTGTTACAAACAGTTAAGAAATGTGTTGATTTCTTAACTTGCTGATGTATTTAGTATACTACGGTTTCCCGTCCTTGTCAACCCCTGTGTTAGGAGTGTTTTGAGGTGGTGTCCCGAAGACCCATCTATTATACAGGTCTTTAAAAATCCCGTCAAGCCCTAGTATCGATACTCTTGAATCCGATCCAGTACTCGATTTAGATACTTGTGTGCCAAATCTTTTTCTTTCTGCCAAACTGCTTTCGATTCTGCATCAACCTCATGCTTGAGTTTAAGGACATGACATATCAGTTCATCCTTATTCAATTGATTCTTTGGCATATAATAAAAAAAGACTCTACTCAGTATATAGAGTAAAGTCTTTTTTGTCTGTTATTGAATTGGGTTTTGTGTTGGTATCAACATACCACCACCCTTATCATCGTCATCGTCAATATCTTCAGAAAATACAGAATGAATTATAAAAGCACCCAACATAAAGGTCGCTAGTGCCAACATCTTATTTCTCCTTTGTAATTGTGTAACCTAAACTTTGTAAGTATTCTATTGCTTGTTGCTCAGTTCCACCAAATATTCTATTCTCACAATTTTGTTGTCTTGTAACCCATCTTAGATTTTCCACTCTATTATCGTGTCTAACTCTATTGATGTGGTCTACTTGAGGATAGTTGTTTGGATTTGGAAGATACTTTTCAGCAACTAATCTATGTCCTTCTATAGATTTACCATTTATAGTGTATGACCTATATCCTTTATTGGTTATCCATCCTTCTATCAAATAGCATCTATTTTTTCGGATTCCCCACACTTCACCATTTGTCTTAATATGATATTGGACATTTTTATATGTCCCTTTTTTTCCGGTATTCCAAGGAATATATCCTTTAGGGTTTCCTTTTCCAGACATAGTATTATGCAACTACTTTTAATTATTTATAAAAATAAGTAGTTGCATAATAAATCTACCATATTCCAGGGATTAGGTCGCCGGTTAGGGCATATGATCCCATAGCGGCAATGACACCAATCATTGCCGCCCAACCATTAATACGTTCTGCTCTTTCGTTCATTGTTCTTGCTCCTGTGTTTTGTTGTAAATAATGACTCTGCCATTTTCATGAGTGAATACTAATTCATCATCATGTGCCCAGCAGAGTTCTTCGTATAGGGCATTTAGTCTCTCCATATCATCATAGAGTTGATTTGGATTAAACATTCTTTACTGGTTCATATGGATGTTGCGGTTTGTGCTCTCTATCCATAGGTTGAGATTTACTAAGGTCTCTTCTGGATTGATTCTTAATAACAATAAAAGCATCTTTATTGTACTTACGAGTACCAATAGGTGTTTGCCATTTTTTGTTATACTCTTCACCTACATCAATACCAGACACTTGAGTTCCTGCCATTTCGACAGAAATTTCATCTTCTTCTTCCCACCCATATTTTTGGGCAAGAGAAGAAACTTGTTCATAAACAGATGGATCATCCATTACTCGATCTTCTGGTTCAAGACTTCCGTGCATCAGTAGAGGTTCTCTTCTTGTTCAGTTTGAATTATAACATCAGAAGTTGGATATGCAACACAAGTGAGAACAAATCCTTGTTCAATTTGATCATCATCCAAGAATGATTGATCACTTTGATCTACTGTGCCAGAAACAATCTTACCTGCACAGGATGAACATGCACCTGCACGGCAAGAGTAGTTCATATCAATACCACCTTCCTCGGCAGCATCAAGAAGATATTGGTCATCCTGGCAGGTTACAGTTGTTTCAGTACCATCAGAAGTACGGAAGGTAACATTAAAGTCCATTAGTAAGTTTCAGAAAGATTTTGTACAGAGTATGCCAACAATACAAGGAAGGCAATACTGGTTATTGTAAACAAGATTGAATGCATTGTCAAGTGCTCAGAAACCGAAAAGTCCGAAAAAGAAAACACTACCAGTCGTAGTATAAGAAACCAGTGCAAAAGCAAATCCAATCATTGCTGTGCGACCATTGAGTTTCTCTGCACGTTCTGCATGTGTCTCAAGACCATATGCCTCAGTATAAGAGGGATCAACATACATACGGGGTTCTGTGGCCCACATGTTTGTGCGTCCACCGTCTTCAGTTGTTACAGTCATTTGAGTTTTGTTAAGAAACATTACAGTATTATATAGCAAACATAAAGTCCTGTCAAGGGGTAGTCAGTATAAATGCTTACTATTTGCCTTCAAATCCAGGTGGTAGACGATTGAAGTATGGATCATATTCAAAAATACTATTCCAATCTTCAATCTGATTTGCCTGTGTTTTCCAAAAATTCCAAAGACCCTCATAACTTGACTTATGAAAAACATCAATGTGTTCTTTATGAATTGAAGAACCAAGTTCAAGTTTGTATAAGAATAAAGGAATGGAAAAAGTGTTTCCAGAATTATAAATCAGATCATCGGCAACTGCTCTTGGTTTGACTCCATTATCAATCTTATACTTATCTCCTCTTACATGAAGGTCAATTAGTTTTTGTGCATGACGACGTGTAATTAAATAACATGCCGTTGAGAAATCATTCACAAATCTCTTATGCATTTGTAAATGAACTGATGCAGGATTAATCACAGCAAGTTGAATTACATCATAGTCATAAGGAATCTTTGCATAAAAATTCTTCCATTCAAAAGGCCAATACGATGCAGTAGAAATATCACAATCATCTTCCATGATTAAGGCACATGAAGAATCTGTCTTAAGAAACTCTACCATTGCTCTCAGATGAGACGTAGTACATCCTACCTCACCAGAAGACATCATATCAGGATATCTCCCTTTAAGAATGTCTCCGAGGTCTCTACCGTCCCTACCATCATATGCAGAGATGCGAGTATAATTTCCAATCTCCCAATACTTAAATTGCTCTTCCATATATTCTTTCCTCTCTAATTGCCCATCCAGATTCAGATAATATATGGGAGGAAGTCCTTTAAGTTTATATGCCGATTTATTTTTGTCCATTATATGATCCCCCAATGCTCAGGATATAAGTCTTTTGTATTTAAATGAGAATTATTAGGTCCAAACCATTTTTTTGGTGCAATTACCTTTCCCCTATTTGCTAACCATGCACCCCACCAAGAGAATGTAGAGTTTGCAATAATAAAGTCACTACATTGAGTCATCATATAAAGATCGTGATAAGAACTGTTACCCTCAGACAGAATGAATCTATCAGGTTTGAATAGTTCTTGAGAGCAAGCCCAGAATATATCATCGGAAAATAAAATCACTTCCCGATCTGGAGCAAATTTACTTAGTGCTTCCTCATAATAATCCAATGAAAGGTTATGGTGATTTCCACTATTGATCAGAAAGTCTCCCCTACGAATGTGTAGAGCAATGGGACCTTGATCAAATATTTCATCAACAATAGGTTCACACTCTCCTTGAATAGTTGAGTTGAACTTGAAGTCCTGACGAATCTCATCCTCAATATGTTTGAAGTATTTCTCCGTCTGAAAGAAACCAT